CTGTCGGCGGTTTCGTGTTTCTGGAGGTCGCGCACCATGGAAGACGCCCCCTACCGCTCGGAATCCTGGTCAGGGCTTATCCAATTTCGCTGTCCTGCCTGTGGCTACGATACCCTGCTGCAAGCCCGGATGGATGCCCACATCGCGCACTGTACCCGCTTGCAAGCGGCCATCGCCGCGGGAGAGCCCCCATCGCCGTTTCCGCCCCCTGAGCCAGAGCCTGACGAGGAGCCCGCCCCAGACGACGAGCCCGTCCCGGTCCAACCAGCGCCTGCGGGGGCGTAACATATGCCCACCCAAGCCAGATCAGCATTCGGCATCGCCTTGCGTCTTGGCGATGGTATTGCGGCCGTGTTGAATATTACCGCCGCCACCAACGCCACACCGATTGTCGTTACCACGAGTGCCGTGCACGGCATTGTCGATGTCTCCAAAGTGACGGTCACGAACGTCGCCGGAAATACCGGGGCGAATGGCACCTGGATTGCCGAGGCTGTGACGCCCACGACTGCCCGGCTCCGGGGCTCAGTGGGGAACGGCGCGTACACGTCGGGCGGCGTCTTCACCCTCGATAGTACCTATGCCACGATTGCGGAAGTGACGGACATCCAGGACGCGGGCATTATGGCCTCGGTCATAGACGTAAGTGCGCACGACGGGATCGGTGGCTGGGGCTCGCAAATTCCTACCATGCTGTCCAACAACAGTATGCGGCTCGTTGTCAACCATGTTCCCGAACATCCCACGCATGGCACAGTCACGGGCCTCATTCATCTGATGGAAACCCGCACGCGCCGTCCGTATCTTCTGGTACTGCCTAATGCTACTAAGACAACTTGGTGGTTCTCAGGGTACTGTGTTGGGTGGAGAGATCAGGCCCCCATGGCGGGGGCACTGACGGCGCAAGTGACTTTTGAATTCCCCGACGCGCCTATTTTGGCGTAGGGCTTTTGAAAGGGTACTAAAATTCCTACTCAAGCAATTGCCGCAACAGGCATAGTCCTCAACATGGCGGGGACCCCTGTCCCCGAAGTCACCAACCTGTCGGAAGTCGGTGCCCAGTTCAATGTGGTCGATGTCAGTGCGCATGATGGTGGGAATTGGGCGAGTAAGATTCCTACCCTGCTCGATGGTGGCACGATCCGCGTGTCCGCGAACTTTGTGCCCGCCAATGCGCAACATGTGGCCCTGCGGACGGCGATGATTAACCGCGTTTCTACCGCGTTTACTGTCCGGTTCCCGAATGTCGGCGCCACGACCTGGAGTTTTAATGCGTTCGTGACGCGCTACCGCATTCCGTCCGCGCCGGTCAATGGCGCGCTGCCGCTCGAATTTGAACTGACTGTAGATGGGGCTATTACTTTTGCATGAGCATGACCATTACGATTGAGACGATTCACATTGACCAGGTGGTCATGACGGCCCCGGCCGCGCCCAGTCTCCGCTGGCATGTCGGGCCGGTGCAGACCACCACAGGAGGCAGCATGCCGATTGAAGTGACCCTCACGACCGAAGAGAAATGCCGACTCGCCATTGCGCCGCTGACGGCCGGGGGCGCTCCCGCGCAGGTGGACGGGGAGGCGCAGTGGAGCGTCGAGGGGACCTGTACGATCGAGCCCATTGATGCCACGAGTGCGTGGGTGGTCGCAGGCGCCATGGGCGATAGTACGGTGAGCGTCGGCGTGGATGCCGACCTCGGCGCCGGCGTCGTCCCCATTGGCGACACCGCGCTCATCCATGTGAACAACCCCGAGGCGGCCAGTGTGGGCCTTGCGGCCGATGCGCCAGTGCTCAAAACCGAGGAGCCGGTCTAATGCCCTCCATTGTGGCCCTCGTGCCTGTTGAGCCGCAGCTCACCGGAGCAAGCCGCAGCCCGACTTGGCACAAGGGAATGTAGCCTGGCTTAGAGTTTATGCATCGTGAACCGCCCATATTCGGGCCGTTCTTCCAAGATGCCAATACTCGTCCCGGCAATGACAACCAACTCATCCACTTCGCCGGGATTCAACAGCTCGTCGTTAAAGGCGAGTTGGATTTGCGTACTCCAGGGAAAGAAGATCGGACGAGTACGCAGTACGCGTTGGCCGCGCATACTCTTCGTCGTGCGATAGATAAAGTCGGCATCTTGGTACAGCGTCTGCGGATCAGAGGGACCATCGTAGAGAAGTGTGGCGTGTTCTTCAGCCACAAGGCCCGGTTTCACCTTGGGGCCTTTTTTGAGAGTCATCGCTGCACGCAGGAGTGTAGCTTTGATCGCTTCGCGCGGAATGCACGGTTGGCCATTGTGCAGATAAAGGCTGCCCAGCCATTCCAGGTGTCCGATTTCTTCGTGATCGGCTTCCGTCTTCTTGCGTTTGTCCGTGATCTTTTTGATAGCTTTGGTCCATTGATTGAGCGGATCGGACAATTGCCCATTGTGCATCAAGAGTGGGGCCACGCCTTCGAGATGGTATTTCGCAGTCTGTTTCACAAGCAATCTCCTGATAGGAGGAGCCAAACATATGCACAACATGAGGCGGTGCCACCTCTTGCACAGGTGGTAACTCCCTCGTTGTGTAGCGGAGACGACGTTGGTGATCCGTCACAAGGTCATGACAGGGGACACAGAGCGTTGTTAGGTCGTTTAGCTCCTCCTTTCCGAAGCGTTCATAGGTGCGGTGATGGGCTTGTAATGTCTCATCGCTATTACAGAGACGGCAGCGGTAATTATCACGGGCAAGGCACTGCGCACGAATAGTCCGCCAATAGGGGCTGGCATAGTGGGATTCATCATAGAGCATAAAATGTACCTAAACAAAGCAGAGCACGACTTAGTGAAGCCTAGCGTAGCGGGACCGAACGCATAAGGGCATAGCATAACCAAGCTCAGCATAACACAACGGAGCTGAACCAAGCTTTACACAACAGAGGCAACCGGAGCACAACGCAGCCAAGCTGAACGCATCACAGAGTAGCGCATCGAAGCCTAGCAGATCGCAGCGCAACGGAGCCTAACCTAACAGGGCAAAGCCTAAAATCTATAAGCTGGCGGCGACACAAGGAGCATAGCCTGGCCTAGCGAAACAAAACGAAACCTAACAGAGCAAAGCTTGTCAGAGCTTAACGTAGCAAAACATACCAGAGCGTACCCTGGCTTAGATAACCCAAGCGGGGGTTGAGCCTACGCATCTTTATGCTGTTCTAAATAGGCATCTATGACCCTCCGCAACATCTCAGAAAAGGAAAGGCCGTGTCGTTTGGCCAGAGTCGTCAGTGCCTGAAATTGTGGAAGACTTAGCATGACGGTTATACGCTTCATAGGCATTTATTATACTGACATCATATGTATGATGCAAGCATAGAAAGTATTGTATGCCTTCGATCATTCCGTTGGTAGATGTCACGCTCGATAAGCCCCGGCATCTACTCTTTACGAGGGCGGCGGTCAAGAACATTGAGTTGGCCCTCACACGGATCTGGGGCCGCGACTACACGTTTTTTGAGGCCGTGCGGCGGCTCAGTGAAATGTTGTTGGATAATGATCTAAGTAAACTAAGTTATATTAATATTGCCGTCCTGCTCCACCAAGGCTGCCTGCATGAGGACCCCGCGTTGACGCTCACGCAAGTGGAAGAGTCCTTGCCCTATGCGGACCCCACGGGACTCATCCCCTATGTCGGGCTCATCCTCCAAGCCTGGAGCCATGCGAGCCCGCAAGTGGTCGTGGAGGCCGTCACGGCTGAGGCGACAGACAGCGACCCTTTGGCCGAATCGACTGGGGCAAGCTCTGGGCCTTTGAACGGACCTGCCTTGGTGTCAGCGACGGCGAGTTCTGGCGCATGACGTTTCTCGAAGGGCATTTGCTGGCGGAAGCCTACTGGCAGCAGCAGCAACGGCAGGTGCGACCGATGGCGATGCTCCTGCAAGCGTACTGGAACGTGCACCGCGATACGGATCAGCGCCGGGAGCCGTTTACGCTCGACGAGATGCTGGCGGTACTTGGGTATCCCGAACCACCCGCCCCGCCTCCCCCGCCTCCTCGGTTGGAGGATATGCAGGAGCGGATCGAGATGTTGCATAGCTTATATACGGCCAATGGAGATAGAAAGGTCTAGTCTTGGCAGAAATAGTTGTAGGAGATGTGGTTGCTAAGCTACGTATTGACGCCAGCGGCTTTGACCAGGCGCTGACGCAGGCCCAGCAGCGTCTCACGCAACTCGCGCAGACCATGGGCCAGGTGCGCCAGCAGCAGACGAGCAGCCAGCAAGCGACGCAGCAACACGTCCAGGCACTCCAGCAACTGACGCAAGCGGTCCAGCAGCAAGCCCAGGCCGTTCAACAGCAGAGCCAGGTGTCATCGCAAGCAGGACAAGCGACACGTCAGCAGGCGCAAGCCCTCCAGCAGCTCACGCAAGCCGTCCAGCAACAGGCCCAGGCCGTTCGCCAACAAGCCCAAGCTTTCCAGCAGCAAGCGCAAGCCTTTACGCAGGCCCAACAGGCGACCCAGCAACTGACGCAGCGCCAGGCC